GCCCTCCGCGACTGCCTGAACGTGTACGCCCCTGGCACGACCTTCTCCGACATCCTCTGGGATTGCTCTCACCCCGCCAACGACACCATCCCCTGGCACATCGCTCTGGAGTCTGCCGCCATGCATTCGTGCCTCTCTGACTTCGCCACCGACTATGGGCACATGGAAGGGGAGCGGATCGACTGCGGTGAGTTTCTGGTGTGGTTGGGGTATTGACCCCTGCCCCCTGACCCTGTAGAATTCCAAAGCAACCGACACCGACCCGATGCGCCTCTCCCCAGCTACCCGCCTCACCGATCGTCAGACCATCTGGGTGGCATACCGCAACAACGGCACCAACTTCAACAACCTGACCCCTCCCTGGGGGACGACCGCCAGCATGTGGGCTGCCCAGTTCGCTGAGCTCCATGCCGATGATGTTCGTGCGCCGCAGTGGTGACCTCATGCGTTCGTGCCTGCAGCAGATGCGGTGCGGTCGCCCCTTCGGGGCGCCGCCCCCGTATATAATTTTAATGGATCCCCTAAGCTATAAAGTCTTGCTTTCGCCACCTCTCTATTTCATTCAAACTTATAAAAATCATATATAAAAACAAAAAGGTAATATCGATTACACGAAATGAAAAAAAATTCCGGAGAAAATTTTCAACCCCTACAAGTCGATCCAATTAATGGCGATTATTATGTTGTAATTCCTGAGTGGATGGCGAACGAATTATCATGGTACGAAGATACCGAAATTAGTATATCTTTAGATGGAAGCGAAATTATTCTGAGTGAAAAGAAATAGATTGACAAAGCATACATAATGTTGTATGATATTGACGTAATTACAATTTCTTATGGCTAAAGGATTCACAGTACAAGCAAAAGCCCCTTCAGTTGTAACTGAAGAATGGGATTATAGTAAGGCAAGAGAAATGATTCGCGGTAAGTCCGTCGTTTTCTGTTTGCCTGGAAGAGGAGTCTCTTACACCTACCTGAAAAGTTTTGTGCAACTTTGTTTTGATCTTGTCCAGAATGGTGCAAGTATTCAAATTTCACAAGACTATTCTTCCATGGTGAACTTTGCACGTTGCAAGTGTCTGGGTGCAAATGTTCTTCGTGGTCCAGATCAGATTCCTTGGGATGGTAAATTAAATTATGATTATCAACTTTGGATTGATAGTGATATTGTCTTTAATACAGAGAAATTTTATCAACTCGTATTAATGGATCAAGACATCGCAGCAGGTTGGTATTGTACCGAAGATGGTGTGACGACCTCTGTAGCACATTGGTTGGAAGAGGATGATTTCCGCAATAATGGTGGAGTCATGAATCATGAGACCTTGGAATCAATCTCAAAGCGTAGAAAGCCTTTTACAGTTGATTATACGGGATTTGGTTGGCTTCTGATCAAGCACGGAGTCTTTGAACATCCAGAAATGAAGTATCCTTGGTTTGCACCAAAGATGCAAGTTTTTGAATCTGGTGAAGTTCAGGATATGTGTGGAGAAGATGTGAGTTTCTGTTTGGATGCAAAGGAAGCAGGCTTTGAAATTTGGTGCGATCCTCGCGTCAGAGTCGGTCACGAAAAAACAAGAATCATTTGATGACTAACAATCACTCACGTTTTAACATCACATGCAAGGGGGAAAAGATCTTTTCAGATCTTTCTGAAGAAGATTTTTTTGATGCAATGGAGGACCTGGCTCAGAAGTTTTATGAGACAGGTACTCCAGAACCTCACGAAATTACACACGAAATTATAGAGGATTAATTATGGCGGTAAAAGCAAAAGGCGGACTGAATAAGCGTACTTCTTATATTCCAGGACCCCCCAAGAAATCTCGTCAAGGGCAAGGTGCAGGAACAAAATACGCCGCGTCTTCTCGCAATGGAGCTCGTAAAAGATACAGAGGACAAGGTAAAGGATGATAAAAGATCTGGAAGAGTGGATTCAAAGAATTAAAACATCTCATCCAGATCTTAAAGGACATTCAATTTGCCCATTTGCAAAGGCAAATACTTATAAAATAGTAAAATGTTTAATTGACGACATCAAACCCCTAAATGAGGACTTTGGTGTCGTTATTTTTGTAGTTGAAGATGATTTAGATCTTGAATATGGACGACAAAAAATCGAAGAATTGAATCAAATATATCCAAAGTACAAATTTTTCGATGATTTTAGAGACGAACCCAGTTTTATTAACGGAGTTCAGACGAATAATGGACTTTATAATCTTGTTTTATACCAAAATTCAGAATTTTTGACCAAAATGAGGCAAATTTTGGCAAAAACTAATTATTATGACTTGTGGGACGATGAATATTTAAGAAAAATACTTGAAAATGACTATGAAATGATTCAGAGCATTCGAAATAAATAATTTTAAGCCAATTTAAGGGATAGAAACCCCTTAAAAAGTTCTAATTTTCCTTCATTTAGAACAAAAAATGGCAAATTCACCAAATCCAGATCGAAATGTTGACTATATGATGCAAATGTGGGGCACGAATCATCTTGTAACTGATTATACAGTCGAAAATTCATCAAAAAAAGTCATTCAAGAGATTATGCATGATGATATTCCTCTCAAAAAGCATCATTTGAAGGAACAATCTGAATTACATGCACAAATTCGCAATGATGAAGACTACGATGATTGGGAGTACGGAACTGAACCAAATTACGGGATAGGGATATAAATACAAGCAAGACTTGATTTGTTTCAGTGGTACAAAGAATATCTCGCCAATTTAAAGATATTAGCTTGTCTTTTGACATGCATCCAGTTACGCGAGATATTCTTGTACTTAAAAATGAACAAGCGATTAAAAGGTCTATTCGCAACATCATACAAACCATACCTGGTGAAAGATTTTTTAATCCTTCCTTTGGTTCAAATTTATCGACAAGTTTGTTTGACTTTATTGACTATGGAAGTGCATCAACTGTTGAAACACAGGTCAGAAATGCAATTTTAACATATGAACCTCGTGCAGATAATGTAACTGTAGAAGTTTTTCCAAGATATGATGAAAATGCATTCGATGTAAATGTTTATTTCGATATTATAGGACAGGATTTTCCTCGCCAACAATTTACATACATTTTAGAGGCAACAAGAAGATAAAATGCCTTTTACTAAATTTACGAATCTAGATTTCGATCAAATTAAAACTTCTATCAAAGATTATCTCCGTGCGAATTCGACATTCACGGATTTTGACTTTGAAGGATCTAACTTTTCGATTTTACTCGATACTCTAGCTTATAACACTTATATTACTGCATTCAATTCAAACATGATTGTGAATGAGTCTTTTTTAGACTCTGCAACGGTTCGTGAGAACGTTGTATCACTAGCACGTAATATTGGTTATGTACCACGTTCCAGAAAGGCAGCAAAGGCAGTCATATCATTTAATGTTAATATCCCAACAAACATTACTATACCACAGGTTACTCTTAAAGCTGGTTTAGTTTGTATTGGTGGGGTTGGAGAAACAACATCTCATGTCTTCAGTGTTCCTGAAGATGTAACAGTAAGGGTTGTGAATGGTGTTGCATCTTTTACAAATCTTACAGTCTATCAGGGTATTTTATTAAACAAATCTTTTGTAGTTGATTCTTCTCTTAATCAAAGATTTACCTTAGACAATACTGGAATTGATAGTAGCACAATTAAAGTTAAAGTTGGAAGTAGAACTTATAAGTTAGTTGATAATCTTTTTGAAATTAAAGATGATTCGGAAATATTTTTGATACAAGAAATTTCCGATGAGAAATATGAATTATTATTCGGAGATGGTAAGTTTGGTAAAAAATTAGAAAATAATCAAACAGTCTATGTGAATTATATTATTACTGATGATGAGGAAGGAAATGGTGCAAGAGTTTTCACATTTTCAGGAACAATTGTAGATTCTAATGGATCTAGTATCAGTCCAGTTGGAACCGTATCAATAACAACCGTTCAGAAGGCAGAAGGTGGGGCACCAATTGAGTCTATCGATTCTGTTAAATACTTTGCCCCTAGAGTCTATTCATCGCAGTATCGTGCCGTAACTGCGAGAGACTATGAAGCAGTAATTCAACAAATTTACCCAAATACTGAATCTGTTTCGATTGTTGGAGGAGAGGAACTTAGCCCTCCACAGTATGGAACAGTATTAATCAGTATTAAACCAAAGAATGGAACATCAATATCAGATTTTACAAAAAACAGTATTTTGAATGATCTTAAAAAATATTCTGTTGCAGGAATCAACCAAAAAATAATTGATCTGAAACTATTGTATGTTGAAATAGATAGTACTGTTTATTATAATACATCTTCGGTTTCTTCTATTGAAGATCTTAGAACAAATGTAATCAATAGTTTAACAAAATATTCCACCTCTATAGACTTCAATAAGTTTGGAGGTAGATTTAAGTATAGTAAGGTAGTTCAAGTAATTGATAACGTTGATACTGCAATCACATCGAATATTACTAAAGTGAGAATGAGAAGAAATATGAATAGTGTGTTAAATAAGTATGCACAATATGAGATTTGCTTTGGTAATAAATTTCATAGAAATCCAAAAGGATATAACATTAAAAGCACAGGATTTAATATTTTAGGAGAAAACGAAAAAGTATATTTTACGGATGTTCCTGTAGATGATGAGAATGGAGTTTTATCAATTATTAAAAAAACTCCTGTTCCTGATCAATATCAAATTGTTAAAAAATCAATCGGAACTGTTAATTACCTTAAAGGTGAAATTATAATCAATACAATTAATATTACTTCGTCCGATCTTCCAGATGGTGTGATCGAAATACAGGCAGTCCCAGAGTCTAATGATGTAATTGGACTCAAAGATTTGTATTTAATTTTTGATGTTTCTAAAAGCACCATAAATATGAAAAAGGACACCATTTCTTCTGGTGAACAAATTTCTGGTATTGGTTTCGATTCAACTTCAAGTTACGCAAACGGTCAAATAACGAGGTAATATGATAACAACTGGTTTTGATTCTAGAGTTAAAATTCAGCAAATTATTGAAAATCAGTTACCAGAGTTTGTCATATCAGAAACTCCTAAATTTGCAGAATTTCTAAAACAATATTACATCTCTCAGGAATTTCAGGGCGGATCAATTGATGTTGCTGAGAATTTAGATCAATATCAAAAATTAAACAACTTAACTCCAGAAGTAATTTCTGGAACTTATACTTTATCATCACCTGTTAGTATTAGCGATACAACCATCTACGTCAATAATACAAAAGGTTTTCCATCTGAATATGGACTACTTAAAATTAATGATGAAATTATTACATACACAGGAATTACAACAAATTCTTTTACTGGATGTGTAAGAGGATTTAGTGGAATTGTAAATTATCACAATTCGGATAATCCAGAAGAATTAGAATTTTCTAGTTCTAAAGCTGCTTCTCATAATACCACAAGTCCCGTACACAACTTAAGTTCTTTATTTTTAAAAGAGTTTTATAAAAAATTAAAGCAAACTCTTGCTCCAGGATTTGAAAATGTAGATTTTGTTTCAGAACTGAATGTAAATAATTTTATAAAGCAAATTAAAAGCTTTTACCAAACAAAAGGAACTGATGAATCATTTAGAATTTTATATAATGTTTTATATGGCGTAACACCTACAATTTTAAAATTAGAAGATTTTTTAATTAAACCTTCTGATGCTGAATTTATTAGAAGAGAAGTATTAGTAACAGAGCTAATTTCTGGTGGAGATCCAAATAACTTAGTTGGTCAAGAAATTAGGAGTATAGACGATACTGCTTCTGGTCCAGTTTCCGAAGTAGAAATTATTAAGAGAAACAATAAAAATTATTATAAAATTCAATTATTTGCAGGATTTAATGATAAAAGTTTAATTGAAGGAACCTTTCAAATTACACCAAAAACAAAAGTTATTGATAAGGTTGAAATTAATTCATCAGTTATTACTGTAGATTCTACAATTGGATTTGATGAATCTGGTAAATTTACTTGCAATAACCAAACTATAACTTATACAAATAAAAGTATAAATCAATTTTTTGGTTGTGTGGGAGTAACATCTGAAATTAGTCCTGGATCAGATTTAACATCTGATAAAATTGTCTATGGATATGAAAAGGGAGATACATCTAAAAAAGTAGAATTAAGAATTACAGGTATTTTATCAGAACTTGAAAATCAAAATGATATTTACTTCAGATCAGTTGGAGAATCTATATCCGTTAAACATATTGGGGAAAAAATTGAAAACCCAACAAATAAATCTTATAAACAAATAATGTTCAATTCTTGGATTTATAATACAAGTTCAAGATATGAAATTAAATCTTTTGCTAGCAATCAAGTAACATTATACGAAATTCCAGATAAATCGAGTTTAAAAGTCGGAGATTCGGTCAATATTCTAGATAGAAACTCTGAAAATATAATCGTAGAAAATGCGATTGTAACTTCCATAATAAATGAAGTTGTATCTTTAGATAAAAATATAACTGCAATAAATTCAAATCGAAAAATCAGTATTAGAAGAAATATAAAATATGCATCTTCATCTAATCTACCTTTAAAATATCCAAAAATTATTGCAAATGTCCAGAATACTTACGATGAAGAATCGAATTATATTCATGTTGCATCAAATTCTTTACCAGATTATACAGTAGATAAACAAATAGTATCGCAATCATTATCAATTACATCAACTTCAAATATAACTGATATTTTCCCCAACTTTGGAAAAATAATTTTAGAAGATACTGGAGAAGAAAAATATACTGTAATATCTTTTCCAACAGAAGTCTCTTTTATTACTGGTGATACTGTAGTATATACTGGTTCTCCGTATCAAATTAATGGATTATCTCCCAATGAAACATATTATGTTGAAGTAATTGAACCTTCAAATAGTACAGATATAAAAAATAAAATAAGATTGTATAATGCAAAATCTTTTATTGGGACAAATAATGCGGTTAAATTTGATAGATCATCTCAAATTTCTACACACACTTTTACTATACTAGAACATAGCGGAAATAAAAAATTAACACCTAAAAAAATATTAAGAAAAATTCCATTAAACCCAAGTATTAAATCTGGATCTCCTACAGAAACAAATCCTGGTCCAGTGGGAATGCTTATAAATGGAGTTGAAATTATAAACTATAAGTCAAATAGTAAAATATATTATGGACCTTTAACCAATCTCAAAGTATTGAATCCTGGAAGTGATTATGATGTTTTATCTCCACCTACAGTTGTAATTTCAAACCCAGTAACAAGCACTGGAACAACTGCTTTGGTTGACGTTATTGTTAAAGGAAATTTAAAGGAAGTTATTGTTGATCCTAATACGGTAAATGTTCAAAGAGTGATTTCAGCCTCGGTAACTGGAGGAAATGGATCTGGTGCTGTTTTATTACCAATAGTTGAAGAGCAATTTAAAGAACTTGATTTTAATGCTCAACTTTCCACATTTGGTGGTGGACTCAATGTAAGTGATGAAACAATTTCTTTTCTAGAATTTCATAATTTACAAAATGGAACTCCCATAGTTTACAATCCTAATGGAAATCAACCTCTTGGTATTGGAACTTATCAACAATCTAATACAGATCAAGGGAGATATTTGATAAATGGTGCAATATATTTTCCAGAAATTATTAATACTAGTTCGATTAAACTTTATAATACATTATCTGATTTAAATTCCGGAATTAATACAGTCGGATTTACTACAGCAAATGCTGGAGGAATTCATAAATTTAGGTTATTAGAAGGAAAAAATATTTTAACTAATATTAAAGTTCTCAATGGTGGATCTGGATATGAAAATAGATCTTTAAAAATTAATCCAAGTGGAATATCAACTATTTCTAGTGTAATATCATTTAAAAATCATGGATTTAATCATGGTGATTTGATAAATTATAGAACTGAAATTGGATTTGGATCGACAATTTCAACCCCAATTTCTGGGATTTCAACTAACAATCAATATTATGTTCTTAAAATAGATGACTCCAATTTTAAACTTGCTGATGCAGGAATAATATCTTTAAGTCCTTCAAAAGATAATTTTGAAAGAAATAAAAATGTAATTTTTTCTTCTAGTGGATCTGGTTCACAAATATTTGAATATCCAAAGATAAAACTTAATTTAGAAATTGAGTATTCTGGTGTAATTGGAACAATTACTGCAACCCCTGTTTTTAGGGGAGAAATTGTAGATGCTTACTTATATGAACCAGGAACAGACTATGGATCCACAATTTTTGATTTTCATAAGAGACCATTAATTAATATACAAAATGGATTTTCAGCTCAATTGAAACCTATTATAATTAATGGAAAAATAGTAAAAGTTGAAGTTCAAAATAGAGGAAAATATTATAATTCATCTCCGGAATTAATTGTTAATGGTACTGGAGTCGGTGCTAAACTAAGAGCTAACGTTGAAGATGGAAAAATTATTAACATTATCGTAATAAATGGTGGAACAAATTATGATCCAAATAACACTTCAATTTTTGTTAAATCATCTGGAAAAAATGGATCTTTAATGATTGATGTTAGATCTCTAACTGTCAACAATAATTACAAGTTTTCTGATGAAATATTAGTTGAAGATGAAAATGATTTATCATATGGAATTGTAGGATATTCAACTAGCAGAGAAGGGGTATCTTTTTCAGATTTAGGACAATCTCATTCAAAAATTATTGGATGGTCTTACGATGGTTATCCAATATATGGACCATATGGATATTCAAATCCAAATGATGACAATTCTACTATAAAATTATTAAATGTTGGATATACTAAAAATTTTTCTAATGTAACCAACAGACCTGCTGAATTTGATCTTGGATTTTTTGTTGAAGACTATAAGTATACCGCAAACGGAGATTTAGATCAACATAATGGAAGATTTAGTAAAACTCCAGATTTTCCAAATGGAATTTATGCTTATTATGTTGGACTTACAACTAGTTTAATCTCCAATAATTTAGTACCAGAATTTCCTTATTTTGTAGGTAATACTTATAAAGGATCTCCTGTCTTTGCAAATATAAATCAAAAGCAAAATTTTAATTTTAATCAATCAAGATTGATTAGAAATACATTCCCATATAGAGTAAATCAAAATTATTCCAATAATGATTTTATTTTAGAATCAAATAAAATCTTAAAGCAAACCGCTTTAATTAATTCTGTTTCTGATGGAAGTATTGAAAGTTTGTCTGTGGTTGAACCGGGTGATGGGTATTCTGTAAATGATTACTTAGTATTTGATAATAATGATACTGAAGGAAGCGGAGCTTCAGCTTCTGTTAACTTCATTACTGGAAAAGAAATTGTAAAAATTTCAACAACTAGTGAAATATATGAAAATGCAATCATAAAAAGACTAACCGAAAATCAATTAGAAGTTAAAATCAATCCATACCATAATTTATTAGATGGCGATACTATAGATATTTCTGGAGTTTCTACGAGTTCAATATCAAAATTAAATGGATTTTATAGTATTAAAATTCCTTCAAATTTATCATCATTAGTTTATAGTGTTCCATCTAATTCTGTATCTGGAATAATTACTGACATATACGTATCAGATATACCCAATAATGTTAGTGTTGGATCTTCTCTAAAAATTGAAAATGAAGTTGTTTCTGTTTTAAATATTTTTAAAAATGAAAATATTTTAAGAGTGTCCCGACCAGTGTCGATTGGACATACTGCAGGAACTTTGATAAGTTTTTATCCAAATACATTTTTAATTGATTTAGATGTAGAGTATTTTGATTCCAATGAAAATGAAAGAATATACTTCAATCCAACTAAATCTGTAAGTGTTGGACTTGAAACAGGAAAATTTAATGTTATTTCATCTCAACTTGGAAATCAATCTACTAATATTTCTGTAGAAAATCAAAGTATATACATTCCAAATCACCCCTTCAAAAATAATCAAAAAGTTTTATTTGTCAAACCAAATGGATTCGATCCTTTAGTAGTTAGGAATACTTCAAATTCTTCAGACTTTAATCTTCCTTCATCAGGAAATAGTCAATATGTTTACATTATCAATAGAACCCCAAACACAATTGGTATTGTAACTAGTATTGGATTAACAACAACTACAAATGGTTTATTCTTCAATCAATCAGGATCGAATAGCGATTACTATTATTTCGAATCTGAAAATAATCAAGTAAAGGCAAATATTAAAAAAATAACCACTCAAGTTTCGGTCTCAACATCACATAATTTAAATTATGGTGATAAAATTAATTTAATTGTAAATCCTGGATTAGCAACTGGAATTGGAACTTCTGGTAGTGTTTACATAAAATATAATTCATCATTTGATAAAATTTTAGTAAATCCTAGAAAGTTTAGTTCATCAGGAATAAGTACAATTACCAGTCAAATTAATATTCCTTCGCATGGATTTATAACTGGAGATAAAGTTTTTTATAACTCTTTAGATTCAATTGCTTCTGGATTATCTACGGGACCATACTTTATTAACAGGGTAGATGCAGATTATATTTACCTATGTGATACTCATAAAGATTCAATATCTTTCCCACCAAAATATGTATCTATTTTAACAACTGGAGGATCAAATCAAGAAATAAGTTTAATTAATCCTCAATTAAATGTTATTAAAAATAATGATCTTATTTTTAATGTATCTGATTCTTCTCTTGTAGATTATAAATTAAAATTCTTCTTCGATTCTCAATTTAAAAATGAATTTGTTTCTACCGGAAGTACGTCGTCTTTTTCAATTTCGGGACTTGGAACAGTTGGAATATCATCAAATGCTACAATTACAATTGGATTTAATAATGATATTCCTTTCAGTCTCTATTACAATTTAGAAAAATCTGGATCTTTACTCCCAGTTGATTCTGAAGTTAGAGATGCATCTAAGATTTTATATCAAGATAGTGTTTATAACGGAGAATATTCAGTTTTTGGAGTTGGCACTACCACCTTTAGTATTTCTTTAAGAGATGTTCCTGAAAAATATTCATATGTTAAGAATGAATGTGAAACTATTAGATACTATACAAATTCCCAAAACGCAAAAGGTGGAATAGAAAAATTATATTTAATATCTGGTGGATTTGGATATAAAAAATTACCATATGTTTCTGGTATAAGCAGTTCTAGTTCTGGAACAAATGCAATTATAAAACCAAAATCAACAAATATCGGAAAAATTGAAGATCTTAATATTTTAAATGAGGGTTTTGAATATGCATCAGATAAGACATTAAAACCAAAGGCGGATATATCAAGATTAATTCGTCTCAAAGATGATGATAAAATTGATAACATTACAGTTACTTTTGGAGGTAGAAATTTCATATCTCCACCAGTTTTATCATTAGTTAATGATATTTCTAGAAAAAAAATCTCTTCCGGTGTAATAGAAGCAAACTTGAGTGGTAGTGCAATTTTAGATGTTTCTATTATCGAAGAACCAAAAGGTCTAGAATCAGTCAGCCATACTATTTTTACCGAAAAAAATAGCAATGGTATTGGCGTAGAAAAAGTCGTAAGTTACGCAAATGGGATTGTTGAGTGTGAAATTTCTACACCTCCTATCAATGGATTTACAACACCACCATTTAAAGTAGATGATTATATTTTTGTTGAGGGAATTCAAAGACAATCGATAACAGATGAATTAGGAAATACAGTTACTCCAGGAACTGGTTTTAATTCACCAGATAATGGATACAAATTTTTTAGAGTAGTTGAGTTTATAAATTCTATTCCCGCAATTTTAAAGTATAATATAGGAGAAGTTACTAGCAATGCTGGAGTTGCATCTCCAATACAAACAACGTTCTCAAGTATAGTAAAAGAAGAGAATTATCCATTATTCAAAATAAATCAAGTTTCGGGAATTTTTTATAATGGTGAATATCTTGTTGTTAATGGTCAAAAAACTAATTTATTAATAGATAATTCATATAAAAATTATTTAATAGTATCTGGAGAGAAAAATCTTTCTTATAATGATTTATTAACAGGAGAGAATTCTGGAAATATTGCAAAAGTAGATGAAGATATTAGATTATCTGGTAATTTTATTGTAAGGTCATCAAATGAAAAAAATTATGGTTGGAAAAACGATATTGGAAAATTAAACGATAGTCAGCAAGTGTTACCTGATAATGATTATTACCAAAATCTTTCATATTCCATAAAAACATCAGGTGAAGGTTATATAAAAAATAAAGTTTTAACTTTTGATGTTGTTAAAGATTCTATAAATCGTCTTGTTCACCCAACAGGCATGAAAAACTTTGTTGACGTTGGAATTACATCAACATCAGCAGTTGGAATAGGTTCTGATCAATCATTAACAAGGGTTTTAGATTTTATTTCTGAACAAAGAGTAGATACTGTTAATAATTTTGATCTCGCTTTAGATTATTTACCAACAGCAAATTCTTCAAATGCAATTATTTTAAAATCTAAAAAAGTTGCAGATTATATTCAATGTATTTCAAATAGATGTCTTCAAATTGATGATATTAGCGGTAAATTCTCCAGTTCCGAAATAAACAAAGATACATTTAGTGAAGTATTAGAATATTCAGTTACTGATAATTTTGCAAAATTTTTAATTCAAATTACGGATGAACAAAAAACTAACATACAAGCATCAGAATTGGTAGTTTTAAATAATTACGCAAATACATATACACTCAACAAATCCGATCTTTATACTGGTGATTCTTCTTTGGGAAATTTGAGTGGAGTTTTTGCATACAATAATAATAACACTTTAAGATTTGATCCTGCAGATCCTTTTACAACTAGTTATTATCTAAAAGTTTATAGGGATTATTTTACACCAAATTTTGAAAATATTGGTGTGGGATACACTGATTTAGGATTTTTGAGATTATCTGGAAAAATAAATACATGCCCCACAATAGGAATAACAACTAATATATTCCAATCTCAATTTGAATCAATTAATTCTGTATATTCTAATGTTTTTATTAAAAATGAAGATACTTTAGATATGAATTATTTTGAAGTTCTAGCTTATCACGATGGAACAAATTCATATATTAGTGAATATTATTTTGATACTGAAAACACTATAAGTGGATCTTCTTTTGGATTTATAGGAACTTTTGGAGTAAGCGTTGAAAATGGAATATTTAAATTAAATTTTACAAACAATACCAATTCTAGAGTCACCTTAAAATCTAAAACAGTTGGATTTGGAACAACATCTTCTGGTATAGGCACTTATAGATATTTGGTTGGAGATCAAGATCCTGGATTGGAAAGAAGTGCAAGACTAGAATCTTCTTATCAGGTATCTATTGGTAATACAACAATTCATTCTTATGATTTGGGTGTGGAAGGAACCCTAAAATCTTTAATTAGAGTTGGAGTTGGTACGACAGTCGCTCTCCACCAATTTCTTGCAGTTTCTGATAATGAATCAGTTGCTCTAAGGCAATATCCATTTTTATCAGTTGGAACTGCTTCAACATCTGGAATTGGAACATTTGGTGCAGAAATTGAAAATTCAAAAGTTATTATTAAATTCTATCCAGATTTGAGATTTTTATCTGATCCGATTTTAATTCAAAAATATGATCAATTTATATATTTTGATAGCGACGAATTTAATCAACCAGATAATTTAACTTATGGAATTGCTATTGAAGAACTAAAAACTGCATTTTATGGTTCTTTGAACAATTTTGGAAAAGATAGATTATCTTTTGATCTTAATTATGAAGGAACTCCAATTTTCCAAAAAACATTTAATCCTTCTAAATCTAATATTTTGAATAAAGAAACTGGAGTCTTTACAATTCCAAATCATTTCTTCCAAACAGGAGAGGAACTTATTTATACTGCAGATTCTACATTACCTGGAATTGTTCCAAGTCCAGTTGGAATTGGGACAACCATAGTTGGAGGTAGAAGTTTTACTGGAGATTTTATAGTAGGATTTTCAACAATAACTGGAGTTGCCTCTACTGCACGAATTAATGTTGGAGATTTAATTTTAGGATCTTCAGTTTCCGCAGGAACGACAATTATATCAATTGGTTCTACATTCACTTATTTTGTTGGTGATGTTGTTTCCACAGGATCAACAGTAATTACAGGTATAGCGAATACTACTTTATTGAGTGTCGGATCTAGTATTTTCTTATCTGATACTAATGTGGGGGTTGGGTCAATTGTTTCAATCGGAATTAATTCTATTACTTCAAGTCAAAGTTTAAATTCTTTAATTGAAGGTACTTATTATTCTACGAATTTAAACAATTCTATAGTTATTTCAAATACTTCTACACAAACATCCATTAGATCTAATTATATTACAGGAATTATTACCGATATTGCACCTTCAACAGTTTATGCGATTAGAATTGATGGTGATAGATTTAAACTTACTGGATTATCAGGAAATGAAACAACAGATATAGGATTTACTTATAATTCAAATGGATCTGGAAATGCTCATCGTTTAGAGATGAAGAAAAAACTTGAAAAATGTGTAATTACAGTTAATGGTGTTAATCAATATCCAGTTCTATGGACTCCCCTCAATTATTCATTACAATATAATGACGGATCAATAGGAATAGCAGATACATTTATAGGATTATCTGGAATTTCTTCTATAAAACCTAGAGATTTGATAAAAGTTGATGAAGAATTTTTCAGAGTTAACAATGTTGGATTTGGAACGACTAATTTGGGTCCAATTACAGGTTTAGGAACAATACCTTTAGTCGAAGTTGAAAGAGGATTTGTTGGTTCATCAGCAACCACACATTTGGATAGTACCGAAGCTAGAATTTATAGAGGATCATTTAATATTGTTGGAAATAAAATTCATTTTTCAGAACCACCAGCTGGTAGAGGTGATAATGATAGATTAGATACATCTAGTTTACCTTTACCAAAATCGACATTTAATGGAAGAGTCTTTTTACGCAGAGATTATGAATTAAATAGAATATATGATGATATATCAGATCAATTTAATGGAACTGAAAGAACATTTACCCTCACAAAAGATGGTCAAAATATAGGTGGGGCAGAGCCTGGTAGCGGATTAGTTTTTATTAACGATATATTCCAAATACCAAGTACTGAAAATAATGCCGGATTTGATTATGATTTAAATTCTTTAACAGGAATTACTACGATTTCTTTTACAGGAATTACAAGACCAAATACTGAAGAAATTGTAATAGTTGATTACGATATCAACCAAAATCAAATTCCTCGTGGTGGAATTATACTTTCTTTGGGATCCACTGGAGGTTTAGGATATGCACCTTTAGTTGGCGCTTCTGTTACGGCAGTTATCGGCGCTGGGGGAAGCATCACTGCCGTAGGAATAGGATCAACAGATATTGTTGGTTCTGGTTATAGGGGAAATGTTATCTCAATCGGAATAACCGATTCTACTGGATATGGTGCTACTATAACAGCAACAGTCGGAACTGGTGGAACTTTAGCATTTAACGTCATAAATGGTGGAAGTGGATATACTAATCCAATATTAAAAATTGATAGTCCAAATTATAATAATCTACCAATCACAGGAGTTTCTAGACTATCAGTTGGAAATACAACGACTACAGGTATTGGTTTTTCAGTAAGTGTAAATATTGGGCAAAGTAAAGAAACTGGTATAGGTCAAAGTTTCTTTAGAGTAGAATCTTTTACAATTACCAAACCAGGATATGCCTTTAATATAGGTGATAAATTTAAAGTTGTTGGATTAGTAACCGATGCAAGATTGTCTGATCCAATAGAAGAGTTAATATTTACCGTAGAAAATATTTTTAATGATTCATTTGCATGTTGGCAGTTTGGAGAATTAGATTATATTGATAGTATAAAATTATTCCAAAATGGTGTAAGAAAGAGATTCCCACTGTTTAGAAATAATGAATTACTTAGTTTTGAAAAAGATAGAAGTAACCCGGAATCAGATTTAATTGATTTCGACACTATTCTCTTAATATTTTTAAATGGTGTTCTACAAGAACCTGGGGTATCCTATACTTTTACCGGAGGAACTACTTTTAGATTTACTGAAGCTCCAAAACCAGAAGATAATATAGCAATATTTTTCTATAGGGGGACAAAGGATGTTGATAGTTTCCAAGTAAGTGTAAATGAAACTATAAAACCAGGAGATACTGTCCAAATAGATAAAAATAATGAAGTTCTAAACTCAATTAGGCAAGATAACCGTATTGTTTCCCTCATTCAAAGTGCTGATATTGTAGAAACGGGCATTTATCTTGGTGATGGAATTGATGATGATAATTTTAAACCTTTACATTGGACTAAGCAAAAAAGAGATTTGTTTATCAATGAGGATTATCAACCTAAGTCTAGAGATTCTTTAGAATCATATGTTTTCCCCTCCGCAAGAATTATCAAAGATGTTAAACCTACAGATAAAGAAATATTTGTAGATTATGCTCAATTATTTAAATATGAAGAAAATGATCCAAATACTGATATAAAATTATCCGAATCTGGATTTAAAGCATTTATTATTGATTCTTCAGATCCAATTGCTGCAGGATTTACAGCAACTGTCAGTGGTATGTCTACAATTTCATCCATTGGAATTCTAACTGGTGGTAATGGATATGTACCAAATTCTACCATTACTTTAAAAATATCAAATCCTATAGGAATTGGATCTACCGCACTTGCAACAGCAAATGTATCTAGTTCAGGAATCATAACTTCAGTTACTATTATAAATCCAGGCAGTGGATATACATCACAAAATCCACCATCTATCCTTTGTGAAGAGCCACCAATTCTAACTGAGAATATTAGAGAAATTACTTTTGTTGATGGATTTTCTGGTATTATAACTGGAATATCCACCTCTCGTGGATTTGGTGTAAATGTATCAAAAGCTTTAACATTTAATGTTTTATACGATTCATCATCTATTATAGATTCCTTAAAAGTTGGATATCCTATATTAGTTTCGGAAACCAATATAGGAAATGGGGTAACGTCGATTAATACTTCCGATACTGATGTAGTGGGTATTGGAACAACATTTTTCGATAATGTTTATGTTATTAGTCAAATATCCAGAAATAATTTAGTAGGTATTATAACTTGCAATGTTCTTTCAACATCAAATATTGTTGGAATTGAAACTTCTGGCAAATTCTGTGGTAGATTTTCCTGGGGTAGATTGTATGGAATAACAAGAGAATCTAATCCAGTTTCAATTGCCGTAAGTGGATATACAGTTAATAGCGGTCTAACTACGTTCCCACAAATAGTCAGAAGAGGATATGGTTTAAGATTAACGGGAGGTTTAAGTAAAGAACTAAAAGATGATTTATAATTTGGTTCTAAACTTCATTATAAATATAGAAAAAAGCTAATAATATGGCTGCAATTGTTACAGACCAATTTAGAATTTTAAACGCCAAAAACTTTGTCGATTCTATTGAAAATACTGACAATTCTTACTATGTTTTTTTGAGTCTGCCAAACCCTGTTGGTGTTGGTATTGGTAGATCTACTACGTGGGATTCTAGTATTCCTAGTCCAAGAGATGATTTTAATTATTTAAATCATGTCAAAAATACAATTATATTTGGCAGAAAGATATCATCTAATAATGTGCGAAGGGTAATAAAAAAAGTTGAATGGAAACAGGGAACAATTTATGAAATGTATAGACATGATTATAGTATCAATAATCAATCACCACAAACAAATTCATCTAGATTATATGATGCAAATTATTATGTAATTAATAAAGATTATAGAGTTTATATATGTATTGATAATGGTTCTAGTGCGGTTAAACCATCTGGAAATTTTTCCCAAGATGAACCTACTTTTATAGATCTTGAACCATCTAGAGCAGGAGAAAGTGGAGATGGATATATTTGGAAATATCTATTTACAGTATCTCCAAGTGATATTATTAAATTCGATTCTGTAGAATATATACCAATTCCCAATAATTGGGAAACATCAACGGATGCACAAATACAAGCTGTTCGTGAAAATGCAAATTCATCCATAAATGGTAACCAAATAAAAAAAATCTATATTCAAAATCAAGGATCAGGATATAATTCTACGAATGCTGAACTTGATATATTGGGAGATGGTACTGGTGGAAAAGTAGTTGTTAATGTTGATGGTGGAAAAATAACAGAAGCCATCGTATCTTCAGGTGGTAAAAATTATACTTATGGGAGAGTTGATCTTTCTTCAATCAATTCTGGTGCAACTGCATTTGCAAATTTAATCCCAATAATTCCCCCTTCAAAAGGACATGGATATGATCCTTATTCAGAATTGGGATCTGAAAGAGTTCTTATATATTCTAGATTTGATGATTCAACTAAAGATTTTCCCGTAGATACAAAATTTGCTCAGATTGGAATTATTAAAAATCCAACAATTTATGGGTCTGATACAACAGTATTTACTGATGGTGAATTTTCTGGTCTTTCTGCATTAAAATTATCTGCAGTAACGAATGAATCTGATGCTATACCTGGAACTAAAATATATCAATCTGTTCCGGGCATTGGGACAGCCGTTGGTTATATAGCATCATATGATACAGAAACAAAAGTTTTAAAATATTTTACAGATAGATCATTATATTTTAATTCTACAACTCAAGATCAAAAAGATTCTTTTAACGTTGCTAATGAATCTACTATTGTTAGTTTTAATCCTTTTGGTGGAACTATAACCTCGGAAAATAGTTTTAGTTGTACAATTGATGCGAATTTTTCAGGAATTACTACTTCAATTTCTTCATCTAAGATAGTTAATTTATCATCTAAATTTACAAATGGAATCGCACCTTCGGAGATAAATAAATCAAGCGGAACTATTCTTTATTTGGATAATAGACCAATAGTTACAAGAAATCCCAGACAAAAAGAAGACATTAAAATCATACTGGAATTCTAAACATGTCCCAAAAAACAGATTTAAATATATCACCATATTTTGATGATTTTGACCCATCAAAGAATTTTTATAGGGTACTGTTTAAACCAGGGTTTCCAGTTCAATCTAGGGAATTAATTACATTACAGTCTATACTTCAAAATCAAATAGAATTATTTGGATCACACTTTTTTAAAGAAGGATCCATAGTCATTCCAGGAAATACGACATATGATCCAAATTATTATGCAGTACAAATTAATGATTCACATTTAGGTATTGATATTGGAGTATATTTAAAAAATTTAATTGGAAAGAAAATTAAAGGTCAAAATTCACAAATTACAGCTATTGTAAAAAATGTTTTAACGAAGAATAAATCGTCAAAAGGAAATTATACTTTATATGTTAAATATCTGACTTCTGATGTTAATTTTAATATCAATCAATTTACTGATGGAGAAACTCTAATAAGTTTAGATACATTTAATTATGTAAATACAACGATTAATTCCGGACAAACAATAGCATCTTTAATTAACAGAAATGCTACGTCTATTGGATCCGCAGTATCAATATCTAAGGGAGTTTATTATATTAGAGGATCATTTGTAACAGTAAATGATGAAACTATTATTCTTGATCAATATACAAACACACCATCTTACAGAGTAGGATTACAAATTCAAGAATCAATTGAATTTGCCTCAGATTCAAATCCAGATCTTTTTGATAATGCTAGAGGATTTGCTAATTATTCTGCTCCAGGTGCAGATAGATTAAAAATTAGTGCATCACTAACGGCAAAATCCATTAATGATTTTAACGATCAAAATTTTATTGAAGTATTGAGAGTTTCCAATGGTGTTGTAAAAAAATTACAGGATAATAACACATATTCATTAATTAAAGAATATATTGCTCAAAGAACATATGACGAATCTGGCGATTATGCTACAATTCCATTTAGCGTCAATGTAAAAAATTCATTAAATGATGGAATTTTTTCAAATGGAATTTATTTAGAAAATCAAAAAACTGATCAAAATAATACCCCATCAAATGATTTATTATCAATATCAATTTCTCCAGGAAAGGCATATGTTCGTGGATTTGATATTGAAAAAAATGAAACAACAATCCTTGATGTTGAAAAGCCAAGAGATAAAAAAATTATTTCTACTTCATTAGTTCCCTTTGAAATGGGAAATTTATTGAAAGTTAATAATGTTTCTGGATCTCCTTTATTGGGAATTGATAATAACTATACGGTTAGTTTTTATGATCAGAGAAAGGATTCCACTACATCCGCATCTGGAAATGAAATAGGGAAGGCAAGAATATATTCTTTTGGGTTGGATAATAATACTTATTCAAGTTCTAGTACAAATTGGAATTTGTATCTATTTGATGTTCAAACTTATACCCAGATTACTTTAAATCAATCTCTTGATTCTGATTCTTGTCCAGCATCATCATATGTTAAAGGAGAAAATAGTGGAGCTTCTGGATATGTCGTTATTAACCCAACAAGTGAAATAATTACATTAACTCAAACATCTGGAATTTTTTCACCAGGTGAACAAATTTCAATCAATGGGTCAAAAGAATTTTCAAGGTCAATACAATCTGTTAAAACATATAGCACAAATGATATTAAATCGGTATATCAAGATTGTAGTTCTATAGGATTATCAACAGATTTTGTTGCTGATACTGTTTTATCACGGGAAACATTAAAAAATTTCAATTCAAATGACGTTTTAATTATCAATGCTTCTGGAATAGCATCATCTCCAGGTAGAACTTTTGTTGGAGTTAATACTAATACAATTATTCGATATCAGAGAACAGGATTATCTGCAGAAACTTTTAATAGAATTTCTTCCATTTCTTCTGATGGTTTAATCATCACTCTTTCTGGTGTTTCGACAGTAAGTGGAGTTTGTGATGGTGGAAGACCAAATTCAACAACAAGTGTTAATTTTTCTGTTGGTTACCCCTCAATTCAAAATGAAGAAAATGCTTACTTGTATGCTAAATTAAATAATACTAATGTATCTGATGTTAATTTTGTTGGATCGGAATTAAAAGTAAATAGACAAGCAAAAAATAAATCTACAAACTCTAATGGAACTTTAACCTTAAGTTTATCTGACATAGATATCGATAACGCTTATTTCGATAATTTTGATGCAGAAAAATATTCAGTATTTTATTCTGATGGAAAAATAGAATCTTTAACATCTGATAAATTTTCTTTAGATGGATCTGGAACTTTTATAACTTTAAGTGGATTAAGAACATTACAATCTAATATTGTAGTTAATGCTACTGCTAGAAAAAATTCAATCAAAAATAAGAAAAAAAATTATATCAGAAGTCAAAAATTAGAAGTAGATAAATGTATTGCTGGATTTTCTACTGCACTTTCTGGACTGTCAACTAGTAAATATTATGGATTAAGAATTGAAGATGAAGAAATTTCACTAAATGTTCCAGATGTTGCAAATGTAATTGCTGTTTATGAATCTATCAACCAATCTTCCCCAGTTTTGGATGGATTAAATTTTCAAACTGGTGTTAATTTAAATGTTAACGCAATATTGGGTGAAAAAGTTATTGGTCAAACTAGTGGTGCTATAGCTCAAGTAGTAACAAAGAATTCACCGACAAAGATTGAATTTGTATATCTAAATTCTAATAAATTTATTAATGGCGAAACTGTTGTTTTCAAAGAATCTAATATTGTTTCATCAATACAAAGCATTGATACTGGATTTTATATTAATAGATCTCAAGAATATGTTCTTGATAAAGGTCAAAAAGAACAATATTATGATTATTCTAAAATAATTAGAAAAAATACATCATCTATACCTTCCAGAAAATTATTAGTTATTTTTGACTACTATACTGTACCATCTGATGATGATGGAGATGTTTATACTGTTGCATCATATGATGCCGAAAGATATGAAAAGGATATTCCTATTTTATCAAATAATTTAAGATCTTCCGACACTTTAGATTTTAGACCAAGAGTTGCACCATTTACATCCACATCTCAATCACCTTTTGATTTTTCTAGTAGATATTTTGTCACGTCTCCAAATAATCCATCTTTAATTCTAGCACCTAATGAAAGTTCTTTAATAGGATATTCATATTATCTCCCAAGAATTGATAAAATTGTATTAAACAAAAATGGAACTTTCAATTTAATAAAAGGAATTTCAGCACAAAATCCAAAAGCACCAACAACTATTGATGATTCTATGGATGTTGCAATCATTGAACATCCAGCATATCTTTATAACTCCAGTGATAGCATAGTTTCATTAGTGAGCAATAAGAGATATACAATGAAAGATATTGGATCTCTTGAAGATAGGATTAATAATGTTGAGATAGCATCTTCATTATCATTATTGGAATTAAATACAAAATCATTACAAATATTAGATTCTGATGGAATTGATAGATTTAAATCTGGATTTTTTGTAGATGATTTTAAGAATAATGAATTTATTGATTTAGAAAATTTGGATGCTAACTGTATAATTAATACTAAGAATCAAGAACTTAATTGCGATATATCTTCATATTCTTTAAAATCAGAAATTGGAGTTAGTCCGGATATTAATATAGAAAATGCAGATTTTTCTTCGGATCTAAGTCTTTTAGATGCAAATGTGAAGAAAACTGGTGATATTGTAACTTTAAATTATACTGAGGTTTCTGCAGGAATTGGGCAAACTTATGCAACTGCTCAACAAAATATTAATCCAGCAGGAATAGCAAATTACAATGGTTACGTTAAATTAACACCATCTTCTGATACATGGGTAAGATCAATTAACTATGAAAATGGAGTTGTAATTAGAACACAGGGAGAATGGAATAATTCATTTGTAAATGAACTTATTTTAAGTACAAAACCTTCAAATAGTTTCAAATCCAAAAATGTTCAGTTCTATGCAACTGGACTTAAGCCAAATACTCAATATTATTCTTTCTTTGATGGAAATTCAAATATTGATGTTATTCCAAAACTTTTACAGATATCTATGACTACTGGTTCTCCAGCATTCCAAACTGGAGAAACTGTTAATGCTTATTACAATGGTGTTAAAGTCTCTTGCTTTAGATTAGCAACAGCATCTCATAAAAAAGGTGTTTATAATTCTGTTGCCCCCTCTTTAACTTATTCCCAAAATCCATATAATACTTCTTTATCTATTCCAATATATTCACCATCATCAACGATTTTAAATATTGATACTTATTCTTTATCAGATGATGCATCTGGAAGATTTTTTGGATACCTTCCACAAGGAGCAATTTTAGTAGGAAAAACTTCAGGTGCTCAAGCATCAGTTTTAAAACAATCTCTAATAACTGATAATTATGGCGATTTAATAGGGTGTTTCTTTATAAAGGACCCCCTTCAAACCCCAACACCCACATTATCATTTGGAGTTGGAACTAAAACTTTTAAGTTATCTTCTAGCTTTACTAATTCATCATCTACTTCGATTTCTTTCACACAAAATACTTTCTATGCATCAGGAATTATAAATTCACAAACAAATACAAGTAATGTTTCTTTAAGAAGATCATCACCAGCATTACCATTAAATGCATTAAAAACAGATTCATTATCACAGACATTTAGAACCGATAATGATGGAATGTTTTTAACTTCCGTTGACTTGTATTTCTCAAGTAAAGATAATAACGAAAAAATGTTTGTTGAGATTAGAGAAACAGATATTGGTGGAGTGCCAAAGACTAATTTGATTCAAGATTATGCTAGGACAGAAGTTTATCCAACTGGAATTACAACATCAAGCACTGGACAATCTGCAACAAATGTTAAATTCCCATCGCCAATATACTTAGAACCCAATAAGCAATATGCTATTTCTTTAATTTGCTCATCATCTAGTGATTTTAAAGTTTGGACTGCTCAAACAAATCAATCAACTGTATCTACTCAAACTTTACCGAATGCTGAACAAATAATTTATTCTAATAATTATATTGGTGGAAATCTATATAAACCTCAAAATGGAGGAATTT